TTGGCTTCCTGTGGAACTCTTCCTCTGATGAGGCCGCCCTCCAGTATCAGGTTGACCAGTTAGAGGCCGCTGTAGCCGATCTGAAGGCCGAGGGGGACCTTCTGGGGGGAGGGGTCAAGAACTGGTCTCTGAACCCCTCAGACGCCCCCGGTGGCTCTCTGACGGCAATCCTAGTGGCTATGGGTATCCTAGTCCTTCTGGGGTTGCTATTCTGGTACCAGAACCGACGTAAGCAACGACAGTGAGGCGGCTCTCGGCGGTGTTAGCCGCCGGGGCACTCTTCTTTGCAGGGTGTTCTCCCGGCGGGGTTCCAGAAGAAGTTAGTACTCCGATACTCTTCCCAGAAGTGGTAGAGACCACTACTACCCCCCCTACGACGGTCCCAGATAGCCCTATCCCATCTACCACGACCATACCCCTACCCCCTACTACTACTACTACCCCACAGGTGGTGGAAGATAGCCCCGCCCCGGTTGGGCACGCTCTTACGTTCACCCCGGAGGAGGACTTCTTTTCCTTTGAGAACTTCGGGGGTGGTGAGGCACCTGCTGATCTGACGGTCAACATGGCTCGTCGCTTGTATGGTGACGATCAGGTATGTTCTGAGGTGACGGACAACAGGTGTACACCATATCCGGTGATTCTCCAGTTGATCTCACAAGCCAACCGGTCCATGCGCGGGGGTCTTTGTGAGGGTTTGGCCGTTCTCAGCCTCCGCTTGGCAGGGGATCTGAAGACGTTGGCGTCGTTCCAAGGGACCGACACCGTCGCCCAGTTGATAAAGGCTGACCCGGCGCTCCTGTCGGAGATCGCCTACTGGTACGTCACTCAGTTCGCCATAGAGGTTCAGCAGGAGGCGTCCTCCTATCTGGAGATGTCCCCCAAGCAACTGGCTGAGGTGCTGCTGTATGACTTTGCTGAGTCCGAGGCTGGGAACAAGTACACCGGGTTCACTATGGGTATCTACTCCGAGCACGGCGGTCACGCTGTCACTCCATACAAGGTGGTGCAGGTCCCGACCGGGTACCGGATCTACGTTTACGACAGTAACTGGCCCTCCTCTGAGCGGTGGATAGATGTGGACGAGGACGGCTGGGTGTATGCCCTCGCTTCCACAAACCCCACCGAGCAGTCCGAAGCGTGGTCTGGGGGCACGGGAACTATGGAGTTGACCCCCATGAGTGTCCGTAGTGGCCCGTTCACCTGTGGGTTCTGCCCACAGGAAGGAACGACCAAGTCAGGGACGCTGCTTACGGTCGCTGCGTCAGGAAGCAAGCAGATGAGCCTTAAGATTGTCACGGAGAGTGGTCAAAGGCTGGGGTACTACGACGAAGGGTTTGTCAATGAGATCCCCGGTGCCACCTACCGCTACCTGATCTCAGGCCCCTCAACGTCTGATCCGGTGCTGGTGTTCCTGCCACCAGACGTGGAGTCATTCACCGCTGACGTTGAGGAGATAGATGTTCCCGCCCCGGAGGCTGTGGCAGATGCCACGATTTTAGGAGAAATCCCCAGCCCGGTTCCAGATGGTAATGGGATGGAACCCCCAGAGCAGGAACAGGAGGACTCTAACACCCAGAGGTTCTCTTTGCTAGTACTGAACGAAGAAAAGTCAGTTCAGATTGAAGCCACTGTGGACGAGGTCGCCGTTGAAGAAGAGGAAACTCAGTCCCTCCTCTCGTTCTCCGAGGCATCGGTGGAGGTTGCGGAGATTGAGGAAGCCACGGTCGCTATCGCCATAGACGCCCTTTCGGTTGAGGTGGAACTGGATGAGGGACAGCAAATAGAACTGGTGTTCGCAGAGGAAAGTGACACTGACGAGCCAGAGATATTGGACCTGTCCATTCAGGATGCTCAGGGAGAGGTCCTAGCCGAGGTAGTGGTGGACGTGTCTGCTTACCGTGTGGAGACCACTACCCCCTCACGGGATGAGCCAGATAGCCCCATCCCAGAACCGGTGATACAGCCCGTTCGTCTTGAGATCACTTATGATGAGGTACTGGCCGAGGTAGTGCAAGAGGAAGAGGAGATCGAAGAGTGGGTTGCCTCTGACGCTGAGTACTTTCAAGCCGTAGCCGAGGGCCGCTTGGAAGAGGTACTTGGGGAGACATGGGTAGAGGAGATTGAGGAAATAGGTGACTGGGAACCGTTGGAGACGGATAGTGACTTCGATCTGGTGGAGGTCATACTTAGCGTGGACGAGGAGTACTGGGAAGATGAGCAGTGGGAGGCGGAGGATTTTGACGACGAGTATTTTGAGGAGCAGGAGGAGGAGTTTTTAGAGTTCTTCAACGAAGAGATAGAACTAGAGGAAGTCCTTGAGTTCGTAGAGGAACTAGAGGTTGACGAGTACTGGGAGGCTGAGATAGAGTTAGAGGAACCTGAACCCGAGCCCGAACCGGAGGTTGTCCCAGATCCCGAGCCCGAGGAAGAAGACGAATGGATAGAAAGCGACGAGAGTACAGAGGGAGAACTGGAAGACGAGAGTACAGAGGGAGAACTGGAAGACGAGAGTATAGAACCAGAACCAGAACCCGAGGTAGAGGAAGAACCAGAACTAGATGAGGAAGAACCGGAAGTTGAAGAACAGCCCGAGGAAGAACCGGAGGTCCCTGCTGAAACAGAAGAAGATCCAGCGCCAGAACCGGAGGAAGAAGAACCTGAACCGGAGGTTGTCCCAGAGCCAGAGGACAGTGACCCCGAAGAGGGTAGTGACCCCGACCCCGACCCCGAAGAGGACAATGACCCCGAACCCGAACCCCCCGAAGAGCAGGACTACGAGGATAGTGCCCCCGAAGAAGACGACCACGTCGAAGTGGAAGAAGATCCTGAGGGGTCCGAAGAGCCTGAGCAGCCCGAAGAGCCCGAAGAGGAGATTCTCCCTGAAGTAGAAGAAGAGCCCACCCCCGATCCCGATCCCGAGGTTGTCCCAGAACCCACTCCCGACCCCGAGCCTGAGGTTGCCCCAGAGCCTGAACCGGTTGATCCCTACGAAGGTTGGGGCGACCTTCCACCGGGGTATGCGACATGGGGCGACTTTGAACAGGAGGTCGCAGCGGGGATAGTCGCCCCCGCCTTCGCCGCGATCTTCCTGCCCGAAGACGTGGCAGCGGAGATCATCCCGGTCGCTGTTTATGTAGTGACCGGACCCATCTACGTGCCGACCGCCACCTACGAGTACACCGACACCCCTATATCTGAAATCCTGTCGACTGAGGTCTCCACGGCTCAGACTGGCACGACTACCACTACGGAAGTAACCGGCACGGAGGTTACGGGCACCGAAGTCACCGGTACAGAGGTAACTGGTACAAACGTCACCGGCACAGAAGTCACTGCTACGAACGTCACTGGCACGGTAGTCACAGCAGATACAACCTCTATATTGAGCCGTGACGCAAATGACGGCCATTGGCACACTTGGGAGACAACGGAGACTTCGACTGCCACCACGACGGCCACGACCACGGAGACTACGACAGCGGTTACGACCGCTACGACCACGGATATTACGACCGCTACGACCACGGCTACGACGGTTACTGACACCCTTGTCGATACTACGACCGTGGTAGCCCGTACCGGATCGGACATGGAGACCTGTACCTTCTACGACGGCGTTGCCGCCGGATGCGCCACCGTGCGCGGGTGGAACCCTGAAACGACGACAGCCAACACAGGCGACGCCTACACGGAAGCCAGCACTACGAGCGCCACGGCGGATGTTGTGACAAGTGCCACTACCAGCGCTACGGCAGATGTCGTCACGAGTGCCACAGCGGACGTTGTGACGACTGCGACTACAACGGCGAGCGAACAGGTTGAACAGGGCTGCTCCGAGGGCGGCTGGACCGGGATGGGAGATTGGTGCATCGTCTCATCCGGTGGTCGCAACGACCATGACATGATCCAGTTCACTTTGGACGAGACGACGAATGTCGACATCAACGCTGAGTCAAACCTGACCTATCAACAGTTCGTTGCTGGCAACCATGAGTACGGCGATCCTTATATCTACCTGAACGAAGACAATAACTCTGACGAGGGGGATCATACGGGAGATGAAAGCGCAATCACGGTTGGCAGTCTCATTGAATCAGACGATGACGGTGGCCGGGATTGTCCGACAAGCGGTAGCGGTGGAACATGCCAAGTCCCAAATAGTAGTTGGACTGATCCCGACGAAACTCCCACTGTGAGAGCATGTGTTAGTACCGGTACCGATTGTACGGGTCTTGTCGTAGGCGACCTGACTACCGGAGTCGCAGTCATCGACAACCCGAGCGATACTTGGGACAGCCGCATTGAGCGTCTTGACCTGCCCGCAGGCGATTACGTGGTGCGTGGCTCTGTTTACAGCACAGGGCACGACGGCTGGTATAGACTCACTATTAGTGAGGCCGAATAATGAAAGTCTGGATCGACCAAGACCTCTGTACCGGTGACGGCCTGTGCGCCGAGATATGTCCTGACATCTTTGAGATGCACGACGACGGGTTGGCCTACGTCAAGGAAGTTGGGTGGCCGACCATGTACGGACCCGACGGAGCAGCCAAGGGTGAACCCGTCTACCAGATGGCTACGGGTCTGGCCGGTGTCCCTGAGGAGCATTTGGAGGCTGTCATTGAATCGGCAGACGAGTGCCCCGGAGAGTGCATCTACATAGAACTGGTGGAGTGATACACTAGAAGGGTATCCATCTGTACAGGGCAAGGAGCACCAGTGGAAACAGCAAACATTCAAATCAACCCACAGACCGTTATCAACGAACTTCAGAACCGTCTTAATGCTTTGCAGGGCGAGAATGTCGTGCTGGCGGCGATGGTAACTGAACTTCGGGCCGTTCTGGAGGACGCAACCGAGGAGGCAACCGAGGAGGCAGCGGAGGATGGCGAGTCGTAACTTTGGAGGCCCGGACAATGAGTTTGGAGTATACCCAGACAAGGGGTCTGGTTGGGAGAGGCTAAACCCAGAGACACTACTTACTGCTCAAGAAGAAGCCGACCTGCTAAACTCAGGGTTGTCTGGTGGCACCACCTTCTCGTTCACACAAGAGCAGGAAGAAGACATACTACAGGCGATTGGACGTGGAGAGGAAGCCCCTTCTGGGTACTTTGAGCCACAGTTTCCTGCTAGCACAAGGGTGCAGGCTTACCGGTGGGTGCCTGATGACATGGGTGAACCCCAAGGTATCGGTTCCATCTGTGTGCAGTTCATCAAGCGTGGCGACCGGTATGTTTACCCCAATGTGCCCTATGGTACCTACAAGATATTTTCCACCCCCGGCACCTCAAAGGGTAAGTTCATTAACGATGCCCTTGACCACAGCGGTTACCACCGAGCGACTGCCGATGAGGCGCTCTTCTTCAACGGATTCTGATGCCTGAACCAGACGGTCCCCAGTTTGTTACCCCCCACCCCTCTGACTTTCCTTTCAGTTATGAAAGTCCGCCAGATCCCCCACCATTTGCACGCCCCACTGACGCACGTCCGTGGGGTAAGAGCCCCTACCTTGATGCTCTTGAACTGTCGACATACGAGGAGTTTGGAGCGCCTACGCCCGAGGAACTAGAAACCAGTACCGCTGCATGGATTAAGTACAGCGAGAGCCTATAAATGTTTTACTGGATATCCTTAGGGTCAATGGCTATACTATCTGTTATCTTGATAGTCACATGGTATGACTACTACAAATAAACTATTAGGATATAGTCCCCTAGTTACCGGCCTGCTACTGCTGCCGGTACTTCCCTTACTCCGTGACTGGTGGTTGTGGGTAGGGATGGTTGGGGTTGTTGTTAGTTGGTGGTTAGTTCTACGAGACACACTGGACATGGTGCAGGGGATTGGTCCCGTTTACTGGCTCACCAGACAGACAGACGTGAAGCGCCTAGGTCTCCAGAGGTCCTTCATGCATGAAACAGATTATCCTTGGAGGTCTGGCCGTGGAATACAGTGTATAGTTCCTTATCGTACATTCCAGATAGGTGTATGTAAGGCATCGAAGTACTATACACAGGAAGACGGGCTACTACATTCTCTAGTGGGTAGGAAACTACCTCAGAAACCAAAGGAGATAGGTGCATGGGACTGAAGTTCTGGGGAGACTCTAAAGCACACGCCGTTACTTCTCTGGATCGGCCATCAAGAATAACTAACATGAATACTCCTGATCTAAGGGACTGGATGGACCTAGAGATTATGCATCTGGGTCAAGCGTTCGACCAGTGGAGGTACCACAGCCACGGATCTGACGAGGTTACCACTCGTCTGGACAGCCTTTCCATGATGTGGGATGAACTAGTGGAGCGTGAGTAGTGGCTGTACAGTTGGAGGAGCAGTCCCTAGAGGAAGACTCTGTTGTAGACCTAGACGACATAGAACTGGACGAAGAGTCTGCTGAGTTCATAAATGAACTGGTGAAGAAGTTGGTGGTATTCACTGAAGAGTTCTGTGCCGTTGAGTTCTTCCCCTACCAACTACCAATTGCCTACAGGTTTATTGAATCAGTTGTTATCGGAGATGGCGAAGAACTGACCTTGATTGCCACCAGACAGAGTGGTAAATCTGAAGTGCTGTCCAATATCATCGCAGCCATGATGGTCATCCTGCCCAAGTTGTCTAAGGTGTACCCCCTCTGGCTGTCCAAGTTTAGCAAGGGTTTTTGGGTAGGGGTGTTTGCGCCTACTGAGGATCAGGCAGACACGGTGTTTAGTCGTATCGTATCACGGTTGACCAGCGACCACGCCTTGGACTTCCTGCTGGACCCTGAGATTGATGATAAGGCGTCTTCTGGAGGTTCCCGTGGTAAGGGTAAGATTGTGACCCTGAAGAACTCGGGCTCCCTTTGCCGTATGCAGACCTGCAACCCGAAGGCCAAGATCGAATCTAAGACGTACCATTACGCCGTCGTGGATGAGGCACAGGGGGCCGACGAGTTTATGATCACGAAGTCTATCAAGCCCATGCTTGCATTCAACAATGGGACTATCACACTAACGGGTACGGCTACTCGTAACAAATCGTATTTCTATAAGATGATCCAGTATAACAAGCGACGTGACGTAAACAGGCGTAAAGCCCAGAGACTGTCTCACTTTGAGTACGACTGGAAGGTAGCGGCTAAGTACAACACCAACTACGGCAAGTTCATCAACAAGGAGAAGGTGCGTATTGGGGAGGACTCTGACGAGTTTCGCATGTCCTACCTCAATGAATGGATGCTTGAGAAGGGCATGTTCGTCACCGCTGAGAGGTTGGATCGTCTGTATGACACCTCTATGCCGCTGGTTCCTGAGTGGTGGAGGACCCCCATTGTCATGGGGATAGACGTGGCCAGATCCAACGATTCGACAGTGGCTACAGCCGTGTGGGTTGACTGGGATCATCCTGACGGCTTGGGTTTCTTTGAGCATCGTGTCCTGAACTGGCTGGAACTGCATGACACGGATTGGGAGTCCCAGTACTTCAAGATCGTGGATTTCGTGCGTAACTATGACGTTCTACGCATAGGTATTGACGCCCAAGGTGTAGGAGGAGCAGTGTCAGAAAGACTAGCCCTGCTGCTGCCCGACATTGAGGTGCTGGCCTTGTCTTCAGACGCTAAGGCACAGAATGAGAGGTGGGTACACCTCACAGAGTTAATACAGCGTAATCAGTTGGTTATTCCGGGGCATTCAAAGGCGAGACGGACTAAGCGCTGGAGGAAGTTCAACCAGCAGATGGTTGACCTTGAACGGATCAATCGTGGCCCCTACCTGCTTGCTGAGGCTCCAGATGAGAGGGGTGCCTTTGATGACTACCCAGACAGCCTCTCCATGGCCTGCTGCCTAACGGTACACGACATAATGCCTACAGTGACCGTAGCAGAGAATCCGTTCTTTGTTTAGTGGTATCATATACCAAGGTACCTATCCGTAATCCTCGGAGGATTTCATGGCGAACGTAATGAACCCAACAGTTGCACCAGCACCACTCTTCCCTGAGGTTGCGGGCAACGTCTTTGAGCGCACTATGGGACCGGACATGCCCGGCCAGCGTGGCTCTCTCCGATTTGAGGAAGGTGTTGCGACTGATACCGATGTCCCTAACGACTTCGCTATCGGATCGTACGTCGATACCTCATCGGTCCCGGGTCGCCCGAACCACAACAACCCGGCGATGTTCTACAAGCCAGCCGAAGTCACGATGCAGGAGCGTGCCCACGTTGGCTCCGCTTCATGGATTGAGGCACCGTCTGTGCTTGGAGAGTTCGTTCAGGGCGTTGTGGCTGGAGATGGAATGCCCAAGTTTGAGCGTTCCTTCAACTCTGGCGCACACATGAATCGACCCAACGCCACTCGCGTTAACGACTAACCCTTTCCTGAGATAGGAAAGGACAGTGGCTCCTAAACGACCTCGTATTAGTAGGTCCGACGACGCACCTGTTCAGTGGGAAGATTTACCACGGGATACGCAGGCCAAGACTCGTGCTGCCTTTAAGAACTTAGGTAACACTGCGCGTAGTAGAGTAGCCAAGTCCATTGCTGGCTTTGATAGACTTGCTACAGAGTCTAGTTCTGCACAGCAACGCACAAAGGCTTCTAGGGCTGCCCGTAGTCTGCGTGAGTACGGTCATGTCATAAGAGACATTCCCATAACGATACAGCGAGCGGCTACTCGTAGAACAGACCTCATGGGTGACGCCGTTGCTGGGGCTCGCTCATCTGGGGCTAGTAACCCACGAGGGTGGGGATGGTACTACGAGCATCGTGAAGGGGTTGATCTGGCAGCCCCCAACGTGTCTCCTGAGATTAGGTCTGCTGCGTCTGCTGGAATGAGCCCACAGGCTGATCCAAAGACAGGGGAACTACCTGACTTAAAGAGAGTACACGATGCTCTCCAAGACCCGTATGCCGTGAGGACAGTTAAAAGCGCCGACTCTCCTGAGCGTAAGAAGGCAATGGAGGCAGCCGGAGTAGTAGGTGGTCAGGAACTCACGGTTTCGGAGGCCACTACACAACAGTTAATCACTACCGATATAGGTAAGGGCGTGATGCAGAACTTGGGACGTGGCATCGGGGCTATCCGTGGAGAGTTGTCTCCCGAGGAGGTCAATCGGGCACCTAAAACCAAGACTTACCAGCACGCTATTCTGGATGCTGCACCCCCGCTGACGGGAGAGGGCTGGACACCAGAACGCCTAGACTACATGCAGATAGGCTCTCACGTTGTTCATGGGGACCCCAATCAAGGTATGTTCCTGTTTAGCAAGTCGTCCCCGGGACCTTTATCTAAGCATAGTATGCTGTCCACCGAGCGTTCTTCACCGCAAGATACATGGATGGAGGGCATTTCTAGCGGACAGGATATGTCTATGGAACTCTCGGAGGGGTCCCCACTTAAGCAGGCACCGTCACCTGCGAAGAGGGTGATTGACAAAGGGGCTCCTTTGGACGCTGCTACACTAGGTTCTGGTCCTTTGGGGATTACGGTAGCCGAGGTTGGCAAAACAGGTGTAACTCCAGAGGATGTGAGGCACGCATTCCACGACAAAGCAACCCGTGTGGCCTCCGAGAAGTATGGGCGGGTATCTCACGACCAGTTTGGGGAGGACATCTTCATTCCTTCTATAGCCATGCAGGAGACGACGTGGAATGAGGCCCGGGCCGTGGCCGGAGCAGACTCTGACTTCAATCAGGAGATGAAGCAAAAGGCCGAGGCCAGTAAGACCAAGCCTCCAACCAAGAAGGCTCTTCAAACTGAACGGCGGGAGAATCCCCGACTGTTCGGCGTGGAGCCCGGGGGTATGACGGCGGGGGAAAACAGAAGTGCCTCCCAAGAGATGCGACGGGCCCGGTTGGAGGACACTGATGACTGAGGCATGGGGTATTGTCGTGGCGGCGTTGGTCACAGGCTCCTTCGGGGTGCTAGGCTTGTTCTTACGACGCTTTCGGGATGAGAACCAGAAAGACCACGCTGACGTGGCTAACCGGTTGAAAGGTCTCGTGAAGTCCCTCGCAGATGTTAAGGTGTCTGTGGACAAGAATGGCGAAAGCCTCACCAAGCACCTAGACTGGCATGGTAAGGGAGACACCTCCAGCAAGACCCCCAGCAAGACCCCCACCAAGAAGGCGACACGAAGGAAGCCTGCCTCAAAGCAATGACTGCTCCCTAAAGCGGGAGCGATGATGTAACATAGGTAACACGAGAAGGAGCACCTGACGTGACAGACGACCCCACCACCGTGACACTAGTTGACGCTTTGGAGAAGCCTTTACGAAGTCCTCACCCTAAACAGTGCCTGTTCGCAAGAGTTAGAGAGGGTCTGAGCCAAGAGGAGATTGCGGCACTTGACCGGGCCCTAGACAAAGTACGCACAGATAAGAATAACGGGCATAGGAAGGTGTACTCCTCCGCTTGGTTGGCCAACGTACTTACTAGTCAGGGCTACCCCATATCCTCAGCCACTATGCAGCGGCATCTGCGTAACGTCTGTGGCTGCCGTTTGGCGGATGACAATGAGTAGCAGGGCTAAGTTATCTCAGAAGTTGGACCAAGGACCCCCCCGGCAGGCCCTAGGCAAACTGGCTGACCTGCTGGACCGTCATAACATAGACTTGGAGGAAATCGGTGACATCAAGAAGGTGTCCCTGTATCAGTCTCTCACGAAAAACTCTGAAGGTGAGGCTCAGATACATGATCTGGTTGGTATTCAGATTTCTCCGTCGTGGGAAGCAGGCCCGGAGTGGCCGGTCATCCAACCCGGTCCCTCAGTCAACCTTCCCAAGGTCACTACCACCAAGAAGACCTCGGATCTGAGAAACTGTGTTGTTCTTCCTGATATGCAAGTTGGTTACTTTAGGAACAAGGAAGGGGAACTCACTCCTACCCACGATGAATTAGCCATCTCTTTGGCACTCAGTATCCTCAAGGATGTTAAGCCCGACATGGTGGTACTTGTAGGGGACAACTTGGACCTGCCAGAGTTAGGAAAGTACCGACTATCTCCTGCGTTCCAGCAAACAACTCAGGCCTCTATTGACAGGGCCACGGAGATTTGCGCTCAGTTGAGGGCTGCTGCTCCCCATGCTGAAATCAAATGGTTGGCGGGAAACCACGAGGAGAGGCTGACCAACTTCATGTTGGACAACGCTGCCGCAGCCTTCGGTATACGGGTTGGTACCCGGCCCGACAGTTGGCCGGTGCTGAGTGTTCCCAGTCTGTGCAGGCTGGATGACTTTGACATTGAGTACCTTGCTGGCTATCCAGCCTCCTGTGTGTGGATCAACGAGCACATTAAGGTGATCCATGGTGATCTGGTCAGGTCTGGTGGGAGTACTGCCCACGCTTACCTGAAGAGGGAGAAGGTGTCCATCCTGTATGGTCATATCCACCGCAGAGAGTGGGCGGAACAGACCCGTGAGGACTACGATGGACCACGCACAGTGGTTGCCGCATCACCGGGATGTCTCGCTCGGATTGATGGTGCAGTGCCATCTACAAAGGGGGGCACCGATCTGGATGGTAGGCCATTGAAGCGCCACGAAGACTGGCAGCAGGGCCTATGTGTTGTCCAGTATGAACCGGGAGACGGGAAGTTCAATTTGGAAATGGTCACCATACGGAATGGCTGGGCCATGTACCGAGGAAAGTCGTATTCACAATAGAAGGGTCACCCATCGGGTATACTATGCTAGGCTGAAGTACATCCGAATGGCCTCTCTCAAATCCCCCAATCAAAGGAATATCTATGTTTAACAGGGACCTCCTAGAACGAGTTGCCGCTACCTTTGCCCAAGCCGCCATCGGCGCAGTTGGTACCAACAGCGTTCTTGATCTTGGCGTGGACAACTGGAAGATGGTTCTCAGTGCTGGAGTCGCCGCCGCTTTGTCGGTGATCAAGGGCGCTCTCGCCGCTAAAGTTGGAACCAAGGGTACTGCTTCACTAGTTGACTGAAACCAGTCATAAACTGGTGTAGTATAGTAGTTACTACTAACTTTCGTTACAGGGTGTGATGTATGGCTGTTGATTTCTGGTCTCCGTCTTATCGGGCGTCTGCCAGTGATCTCACCGTTGCGATATCACCCCTTGGCCTAGTTGAACTAGCCGATGAAGAGTTTGAGGTCCACGGACCACGTCTGAACCGATATTCGGCAGCGTGGGCGTGGTACCTCGGACACCATTGGGCATACCGCCGAGAGTTCGGTGAGTCACAGTTCTATCTGAACTATGTCCGCACGATGTCGGACTACATCACTAACTTCTGCTTTGGCAAGGGGGTACAGTTCCGCACCCCTGAACAGAATAACGCTATCATTCCACATCTCCTAAACAAGGTTTGGGGACAGCACAACAACAAGGAACACGTGCTATGGGAGATGGGCCAGTTGGCCTCCGTGACAGGGGATTGCTTTGTCAAGGTGGCCTACGAGGAGCCCTACGTGGACCCCATTGGGATTCCCATTGCGGGCAAGATCCGCATTCTCCCACTCAACCCAGCACACTGCTTCCCTGAATACCACCCCCATGATAGGACTAGGCTTCTACGGTTCAAGTTGAAGTACCGGTTCTGGGGCACGGCCTCAGAGGGCACTCGTCAGGTGTACACCTTCACTGAAATAATCACTGATGACACAGTGGAGCAGTACATCAACGATGAGTTGGTGGACACCTACCCCAACGCTATCGGCCACATACCCATCGTTCACATTCCTAACACCACAATCTCCTCGTCTCCTTGGGGACAAAGCGACATCTGGGACATCATTCCTCTCAACCGAGAGTTGAACGAGAAGATGGCAGAGGTGTCGGACATCATCAACTACCACGCTGCCCCGGTGACCATCATCACCGGAGCCAAGGCGAGTCAGTTGGAAAGAGGTCCTAAGAAGGTTTGGGCTGGGTTGCCCAAGGATAGCAACGTCTTCAACCTTGAATCCCGAGGGGAGATGGCAGGTGCGCTTGAGTTCATTCAGGTGATTAAGCGCACGATGCACGAACTTACCGGTGTGCCTGAAACTGCGCTTGGCCAGACCCAGCCCATTTCCAATACCAGCGGTGTTGCTTTGGCCATTCAGTACCAGCCAATGATGAACCGTTATAGTATGAAGAAGGTGCACTTCACGAGGGGGCTTGAGAGGGTAAACGAGATAGTTATCCGAACGGCAGCCGTATTCCAGCCCCATTTGCTGGTATACGATCCATCTGTCTCAGGCCAGCCAGAGAAGGATAATGCTATTGAACTGGACCCCACTGACCCGCTCACTTACCAGACCACTTGCCACTGGCCAGATCCGCTGCCAGTAGACGTGCTGATCACACTCAATGAGGTTCAGGCCAAGTTGGCTCTGGGACTTGAGTCCAAGCGTGGTGCCCTCCAACTACTCGGGGAAGAGTTCCCGAATGAGAAGATGTCTGAGGTCTTTGAGGAGCAGATGGACGATGCTCTGGATCAGGGGTCACTGGAAATGTTCAACGCACAGGTCCAGCAGGCCATCTGGGCAGCCACAGGAATGCTCCCACCTGAGGGGGCCGCTCCTGTTGGTAACGAATCTTCTGAGTCAGGCTCAGAGGGCGGGGGAATCCTTCCGGGGGTCCCTGCTCTAGGGGTAGACGCAGGGATGTTAGACAACTTGATCCAAAGGGCATACGGTGCGAGGTTCGCCCAGCGCCGTGTTCCCGAAGAAGAATAACTAATAAGTTTAACTAGTCAAGACCAAATAAGCCAAACTAGGTAAGGAAATAGCCATGGCAGACAGTAACTCTGGCGGTAAGACGCCTGATGCAGTAGTGTTACCTCCAACTGCGGAGAGAGCACCCGAAAAGACCGATGTTACCGACACAGCATTTGACATCGGTTCTGAGGAGTCCGCTCCCAGTCGAACCTTCTCTGAAGAGGACGTAGAGCGTATTCGTACTCAGGAGAAGGACAAGATGTACAAGCGTCTTGAAGACTCAGACCTAAGGGTCAAGGCTCTGGAGGACCAGTTGACCACGCTTTCTACGGAGAGTGACTCCGCCAAAACTGAGGCCGCACGGCTGGCTAAGGCCGAGTCTGACGCCATCAGGAAGCGCGAAGATGAAGAACTGAGCGCCAAGGAACTCATCACCAAGCGTGAGACTGAGTTCGATGAGAAACTCAAGGTCGTGGAAACAGAATGGGAGGGACGCCTCGCCAAGATCGAAGAGGAGCGTGCCACTCAGGATGCGATGCTTGAAAAGGAGCGTCGTTTCCGTGAACTGGAGGTTTACTACCAGAGGCGCATGACTGAGGAGTCGGAATATATTATTCCTGAACTCCGTGATCTGATCTCCGGCACCACGGAAGAGGAGATCGAAAATTCTATTGCGGTACTTAAGGAACGCAGTAGTGCTATACTGGAGTCAATCCAGCAGTCCACTCAGCCGAGTGGTCTGCGGGGGTCGCCGGTAACGGCTCCCCCGGTTGGGCCAATGGAAACTCAGATGGATCAGCAGCAGACGCTAACTGCGGAGGACATCCGCGATATGCCGATGGAACAGTATATGCAAATGCGGGACAGGCTCCTAAAGGCGCGACCCTCACAAGGTCGCTTTTAACAACATAACCACATAGTCCCCTAACGGAGGAATTCCCTAATGGCCCTACCTGCGCCTTCGGGTGGTTCGATTACGACGGCTGCTGATCAGTCGTCGCTAACCGGCTACTCGTCAGATACAGCGCTGACTCCGGCGATTCAGACTATCTGGAGCAAGGAAATCTTGTTTCAGGCTATGCCTGTACTTCGCTTTGAGCAGTTCGCTGTCAAAAAGACGGAACTCGGTGTCATGCCGGGTCTCACCGTCAACTTCATGCGTTATACCAACCTTGGTGTCGACCAGAACGCTGGTGCGACACTGACGGAAGGTACCCGTATGGAGCCTTCGGCCCTTTCGGCCAGCCAGATCCAGATTACTGTTTCTGAGCGTGGTCAGGCTATTTCAGTTACTGAGTTGCTGCTCAACGCTTCG